AGTTCGGAATCTTTTTGAGAATTTAAAACGAATTTATGAGATCCTATATTATCTCCGGTAGATGTGCTTGGTATTCCAAATGTTAAATTACTTCCAGATTCTACTAATGATATTGAACCATATAATTTAAATTCATTATTTGATACTTTCTTTACAAAATATGTTCCTGTTGTCAGACCAGTTAAAGTTTCTCCCTGTGAAGAATAGAATATTTGATCACCTGTTACAAATGGAACTTGAGTTCCACCTAAAGAAACAATATTAAACCTATCATTTACTTTATCTTTAAGATTGGTGGTACTAGCAATACTGACAGATTTAATATTAGAATCGATATCAAAATTATATTGAAAACTAGTAATCCCACTTTTTGTGCTTGATGGTAATGAGTTTGAAGCTACATATCCAAACTCATCTTCTTCAAAATAAACATTCGAAACATCCGATAATACAGTATTGTTTGTGAATCCTGCTCCGGATTGATTAATTCTATTTACCTTTCTTCTTACATCATATTCTTTACCTGCTTCCAAAGTTGGATTATTTTCCAATTGTAATGTATTACTTGAAGGAGTAACATTTGTAATACTAATCAAACCTGATCCGGGCACTACAACTTCACTACCTCTTTCTAATATTTCAACCTCATCTCCTATTTTTAAACTAGATCTATCAATAGGAGATCCCAGTTTAATAGTGCTGTTATTTGTAATTTTATGTCTGGTGCTTGTATTGTATATAAAAGAATTTGCAAAAATTTCTTTCCAATTTGAATTACTATTCTTTACCTTATCTCCAAGGTTTTTGATTTGAATTATATCTCCCTCAGAGGTTTTGAAATTTTCACTTTGTTCCTTTATAGTATCAATTACTCCCAAGAGTAATAATTCAACCTTTTTAGAGGTATCTCCGTTTTCGTAAGAGAAGTATGTATCACTCGATCTGATATTTGATGTTTTGGATATATCAGCACTGATACCAGTGCATCCAAAGAATTGACTAATACTTTTTCCAGTATAAGTGATAGTGTTAGATCCAGAGATCAAAGTTCCCGACTCTGGAAAACTAACAGTAGAATCTACAGTTAAAATAGAATCTCCTGCCGATACACTCTCAATTAATTTTGTATTTGGTGTAATTATAAAGTTACCTTCAGCAGAAGAATTTCCCTCATTACCTATGTAAAATTGAATTTTGTAAAAAGTTTTTCCCTTTCTTGTAAAAGGTTCTAACGCAGAAATTGAGGCAAACGTATTTTCATCATTACTTTTTGTGAGAGTTTGTCCTACGATTTTTGTAATATCTCCGGAAATTACTTCTGCAACTGCAACCTCTCTTCTTACATAATTTGCAAACGATGGTTTGATTAAATAATCCTCCAAATTTATAATAGAAGGAGTTTCTCCGAAAATAACTTTAAATAAAATTTTTATAGATTCATCTGTTCCTTTAGACGAATAAAAATCTTTTGCTCTTTTTATAAAATTGCCTGCATTAATACTTTCTGCAAAGGAAATATTTTCTAGTCCAGGAGTGAAAGTAGATTTTATTTTTTTGTAAAATTCTTTTAAGAATAATGAACTTAAATTCTGTATAGTTGCACCACTACTATGATCTGCTGCAGTTGATGTAGAAAATACTAACTCTCCACTGTTTAAATCTTGCTTATAATCAGTAACTCCACTAAAACCACGTACACAACCAGTGAAACTATTTGGGGTTATTCCAGTATAAGTGATAATTTCATCATCAACTTTTAAAAGTCCATATTGATTTGGAAATCCTTTAGTACTAGAAACATTAATTGTGGTGTTAGTAGACGTTATAGTACCACTTAATGTGGTACTGTCAACAATAACTTCTGGTGTTAAATTATCAACCTTTAAATATTCATCTAAATTATCACTAAGATCAACAGGTCCACCTTGATATTCTTGTGAAATATAATATTGCTTTAAAAAATCAACTGCTTTTGGACTTTCATCCAAAATAAATTCTGGTAATTGACTGGAAATTATGTCCTGAATCTTGACTTTTGATTCAATTCCTGTTTGTATCATGCTACTTTCTTATTAAATTTCCGTTTGAATAACTTGAATTGTAGAAATCGCTAACAAATCTGGTCCCAGATATTTCATCACCAGAAGCAATAACGTCCCTTACCATATTTATTGTACTTTTTGGAATGTTTAATGAGACATACAAATCTCTCAATCCAACAACATCATTAGATTCTGGGAATGCCTGAATTTCTATAATATTATTTGGAGATGTAGTTTCTGTGATGTTTATAGGGAAAAGAATAATTTCTCCCTTTTCATAATTAATTGTTCCTGCCTGTTTTATTACAACAACGTTATTTCCAGAGTCGAATTTAACTAAAGAAATAAAACCATCTTTTGCAATTTCTTCACTTGGTAAATTGGGCAAAAGATTGGGAGTATCTGTTAGATATACTGTGGAACTTTCCCCGACAATTTTAAATCCTGTGGATTTGATGTTAAAACCCTGAGATTTTACATGAAAACGATTTCCATAACATAATTCGTACTGAGCAAGAGTATTTAATGCTACTTTTAAATCTCTGCGAATAATGATCTTTGTTATATTTGATGTTATGGCAGTATCAGTATTGTCAATAACTTGTTGTACTTTACTATATCTCAATCTTCCTCCAAACTTATTAAGATCTAAAGATTTTGAATATTTTGTAAGAGAATTTAAAACAGATGTTTTTAAAGACTCTTCTGATGATGATTGAGAATAATTATAATAAACAGAACTATCCAATTCAACATAAAGAATTTTAAGGTCTGTTATTTTTTGATTTATTCCAGAAACTGTATATTGTTTTAGATCTGATGCGATTCTGATTTTATCAAAATCAGAAACAAAACTACCATTCTTTGGTTTTATACTGATTTGCACAGTGCCAAATTGTGGAGGATCTAGTTGCTCACCTCCAACAACAGAAACAGATTCTGTATTTGGATAAATTTCTTTAATAATTGCTTCATAGTCTCTCGACGTAACTGCTCTATATTGAGAAGAATATAGTTTTGGAGCAAAATATTTAACAGAATCTATAGGTTCAATATCTCCACCATTAGAAGAAGTTTGATTTGTAGTAATCGTAACCGAGTCTGGATCAATTATTGTTTCGTTGGCACTTTCCAAAGTTCCGGAGAAAGAAAAACTAGAAGCTCCATTACCATCTTTCCCATCGGTTATAACATAATTTGCGGTGATATATGTTCCATCACCATTTTCACCTAATTTTTTACCAATAAGACCATCACCAAATCTCAATTCATATTTTTCATCTTGAATTTCACTGATAAAGAATACTCTAGAATTCTTGTCAACATTAAAAATGTTTTTACTGAGACTATATTCTATGCCTCTAGTGTTCCTATCCTTACTAATATAAACTTTCAATTTAGAGGTATCAATAAAAGAATTATTTAAAATGAATCTTTGATCTAAAGAACCATCATATAAAAACTGTTTAGTCAAATATATTCCCTGACATACATCAATATTATTGAATGATGCAATAAATGTAGGAGATCCATCACTATTAATTGGACCACTTGTAGTATTTGCTGTAATGTCTTCTATTATAGAGAAAGTAAATGTGGTGTCATTAGCAGTCCCTACACACACTATACCTGCCTTCAGAGTGAGTGTAGGAGTATCTACGGTAGTTGTTACATTAAACGATATTTGTGCTGTTGCAGCAGTTCTAGAACGTGGTATGTAACCAATATTTCCGGCAAGAGAGACAACATTTTCTCTTAAAGTTGCTGAATCCAAAAAGGATTCATTCACAATCATATTCGAATTGAATGCTGTAATATAACTGTTATATGCTAACGTGTCTATCAGAACAGAAAAGTTCGATCCTTCAAAGTCAAAATCCGTAAAATTGGAATTTGAACGTAGATAATCTTTGATGGATGTTTTTATCTGATCAAAGTCTAGATTTGCGTACTTTGTAAAAGGCATTTTATCTTGTTGCCTCTAAGAGGAATGAATATTCTTGTGTTGGAAACTCTTGACCAATAATATCAAATATAACAGTTACATTAAAGGTGTTTTCATCAGTTATAGGATCTACAATAACCTGTAGATTTTCTACCCTTTCTTCAAAGTTTTCAATAGCAATCTGAACTTGATCTTGAATGACTGATGCAGTACCAAAATCAACGAACTCAAATAGACTCCTTCTTACATCAGATCCCAACAAAGAATTAAAAAATCTCTCTGTTGGAATCGTTTCTACAATATTCCTTACAGAACGACGAATTGCGTTCTCATTTTTTAGGACGGGAAGGTCTTTTGTCACAGGATGAGGTTCAAAAGACAAGCTAATGTCTTTGAACGATCTTGATATCCTCTGAATTGCCATTGTTAAAGAGTTTTCGTAATTTT